CCTCAAGAACCCCGTTCCGCCTGACTACAACGCCTACGCGACCTTCTGGTACAACCGCGTTTCGGATGACACCTTCATCCTGACGAACAAGGTGGCAGGCCCCATCGGCGTCGGTCAGTACGAGGTCTACTCGTCAACCTACGCCACGAACCTCTACCAGGTTCGCTTCGGGACCAAGGGCGCGGGCCTCACGGCAGCAGTTCAATGGCCGCGCGGTGTTGAGCAGATCCCGGACGCCTTCCACCACGGCGGCGCCCCAGTTTCCGAGCAGATCACCGTGACCTTCGGAACGGCTCCTGCTTGCAACGCAGCCTATACCAACAAGGGTGCCTCGCCCTACTCGATCTACTCCGGCACGTCCTCAAGCTGGACGACCGGCGTCAATGGCGTCAACCAGGTGACCAACCTGGCCGTGGCAGCCAAGGGCTTCTTGATCGGCGGGCACGTCACCCCGATCCAGACCGGCATCAATGCAGGCACCATTGAGATCCCTGCTTCGCCCAGCAACGTCCTCAACCTCACGATTGACGGGACGGAGCTTACGGTTGCGCTCACTGCGGGCTACCGCACACCGTCCCAGATCGTCACGGACATCAACGCGGCCATCGACGCGAATGCCGCCTTCTTGGGAACGGCGCCGAACAACCTCGCAGGGTTCAAGCAGATTGGGCCTGCCACGGGCGACGTCTTCTTCTACATCCAGAGCTACTCGACCCCGGGTGCCTTGCCCAACGGCTTTGACCACACCTCGACGGTGCTTGTCCGCCAGGGCACGATCGAGACGACCCTCGGGTTCTCGACCTTCCAGACGGCAACAGGAACGACTGGCGCCGTCAACAAGCCTGCGACCTACCTCGGAACCAAGGCGGGCCCCTTCGCCATCACGGCAGGGCTCAATGACTCCTTGAAGTTCCGCCTCAATGGCGTCGAGTACGAAGTCACGCTGCCCAGCGGCGCGGCGGTTGCGGCAAGCGCGATCGTCACGGCCATCAACGCGGTCCCGGGCCTCACTGGTGTTGCGTCAACCAACACCTCGGGCGCCACCTTGGACATGATCCGTTTGACCAGCCCGATCAACACGGACACGTCGACGATCAGCCTCCTCACTTGCAGCGCCAACGACATCCTTGGCTTCACCGCAGGTGATTACGCTGGCCAGACCCGCGTTACCGCGCATGAGATTGCCAACCGGCTCAACAGCACGGTTGGATTCTTCTCCGGCGCGATTGCCTATGCCGACACGATCGAAGGCCAGACCTACATCACGATCGAGTCTCTTACGGTGGGCGCCACGACCTCGAGCATCAGCTTCGTATCGAGCGCAGGTACCGCCTTCAACCGGACCACGGGGCTCAATATCACCCCCGGAACCGACGGCGACGTTGGCGAGAACGCCTACGACATGTACACGGTCACCTCGAACAACTCGCTCGGTTCCGCAGGAACCGGCATTCCGGGGCAGACCTACACGGACGCTCGCACGGGCCTCCGGTTCACGATCCTCCCGGCCACCACGGGGACCTATGGATCCGGCGCTACGGTTTACTTCACGATGGACATCTCCCCGACCTTCGTTGTGAACCCTGCCGTACCGACCTACGCCCTGCCTGGTCTCGAGACGATCGTGACCAACACGGTCAACGTTGGCATCAACGACACCTCGACGGTCCAAACCTTCAACCCAAGCGGTGTGGAACCTGCGGTTGGTGACTTCTACTTCCTGAGCTACCGCTACATGAAGCAGGACTTCACGACTCGCATCTTCCGGACCTTCAAGTCCATCGAGGCCAACTTCGGTCGCATTTCGGCTGAGAACCGGGTCACCTTGGCAGCCTACCTCGCGATCCTGAACGGCGCGGTTCTGGTAGGCGTCAAGCAAGTTCTCAAGGTGGTCAATACCAACCAGGCCAATGACTCGAGCTTCATCTCGGCCATCAAAGAGCTGGAGATTCCGCTCCCCGGTGGCGTGAAGCCCGACATCCTGGTGCCCCTGGCTACCAGCAGCGCGGTCTACGCCTACTTGACGCAGCACTGCGAAGTCATGTCGAACGAGCGCAACCAGAGCGAGCGTATGGGCATGATCGGGTTCGCCTCCGGGACTATCCCGACGACGGCCCAGACGGTTGCCAAGAGCCTCAACTCGAACCGCATTGTCGCCCTCTACCCGGATTCAGCGGTCATCACGATGACCAACGAGTTGGGTGAGAGCTATGAGACCCTGGTCGACGGCACCTTCTTCGCGGCAGCGGTCGCGGGTGCGGCGGTCAGCCCTGCGGTCGACGTCGCTACGCCTTACACGCGGCGCCGTATCCAAGGCTTCACGCGGATTCCGCGTGTCCTTGATGCGGTCGAGGCAAGTCAGACGGCGGTTTCGGGCGTCACCCTCCTTGAGGATCTCGACCCGATCATCCGGATTCGTCAGGGGCTCACCACCAACATGGCGAACATCCTCACCCGGCTGCCGACCGTGACGCAGATCTCGGACTACGTCCAGCAGCAAAGCCGCATGATCCTTGACTCTTTCGTCGGCACCAAGTTCTTGCCCAGCCGCACGAATGAAGTCGAGGTCACCATGACGGGGCTCTTCAAGAGCCTCATCCAGGCGGAAATCATCGCGGCCTTCACGGGCGTAGCCGCAGCGGTTGACACGGACGACCCGACGATCCTCCGGTTCGAAGCCTTCTATCAGCCGGTCTTCCCGCTCCTCTACCTCGTCCTCACCTTCAACATCAGGGCTAGGATTTGACCAGGGCCAGAAAAAGATAAAGATAACGCTTGACAGCCTGGTAGTCGAGCATTATCTTGTCTTGCATGGAAGCCCTAGTCACCTGTCTCATTTGCGGGCACTCTGCCCAAACACTTGCAAGACACCTCAAAGCGGCCCACGGCATCACGGCGGACGCCTATCGGGAGCAGCATCCCGGCGCGCGGATCCGTTCGGAGGCATGTGAAGCCAATCGCCGGGCGGCATCGGTCCAAGCACATGCCGACAAGCCCCGGGCCGGGCTCAAGAAGACGGTCGTGTGTCCTTGTGGCGCCTCCCACGAGGTAGGCTTGACCTTCGCCTCGAAAGACCTCCGTTGCCCCGCGTGCAAGGCGCGGGATGCTGAGGTAGCCCAGGCGGCCAAGCCACCTGCGACCCCAAGGGTGTCCCCTCTCAAGGGGCGGAAGCTTTCGGAGGAGACACGCGCCAAGATGTCTGTGAACGCTGGCCGCTGGAATGCGGGATTGACCAAAGACACCGATGACCGTGTTAAGGCCATTTCGGATCACCGCATGGGGCAGCCCTCTTGGAGTAAGGGGTTGACCAAGGAGGATCACCCCAGCTTGAGGAGCGCCTCGGAGAAGCTATCCGCCATCAAGCTGGGGCAACCTTGTTCAAACGGCCTCAAGGCGGACCTTTCGGATGTTGACTTCACACCTTTTCTTGACGCCACGGGGGCGGTTGACCGTAAGGCGATGGCCGAAGAGCTGGGCTTGTCGGAGCGGACGATCACCAAGTACATGGAGGAGCTTGGCTTGCGTCTTTCGGATGAGCGCACAGCTTTGCGGATCGAGCGTGACTTGGAGTGTGGCCGCTTTCTTGAGATGAGCCGGAAGTCGGCTGAGGTGACGCGAGTCGTTTTGACGGTGGAACAGCTCGCGCCCTACCGTCAAGCCAACGGCAAGGTGGTGCTGGCTCACGCCATGCGGGGCTTAGGGCACACGGCTACGACGATCCGTAAGGAGTGTGTTCGACTTGGGCTCCCTGTCCGGGTTCATGCGATGCAACAGATCCTCTGTCTTGAGGCCATCAAGGGTGTTCTTGGGGATGCCCCCTACGAGATGGAATGGAGCCCACGGCGGTTCGTCAATCCTCTCACAGGGCACCGTTTCCGCTTCGACGGGTACTTCTCAAGCCACGCCCTCGTGGTGGAGTTCCATGGCTACCAGCATTGGGTGTTCCCGAGCGTTTTCATCAAGCAGCGGGAGATCTTCGACGCCATGGTTGAGCGTGATCGGATCAAGGAGCGCCTCATCCGGGAGTCAGGTGACCTACGCCTCTTGGTTCTACGTGAGGACGAGCCCTACACGGACGAAGCCTACCTTCGGGAGCGCCTCTTGGACGCGGGCGTCTTCGGCTAATCTCCTTTTCAAGCGTCCTTAAGTACAGCCTCCGGGCTGGCAGGCTTGGAT